TTCTTGAGCTTATATACTGGCGTTTTAACACCCTTCACATCTTCAGTTACTTGCTTGCCTCGTTCCAAATACATAAAGTCAGCAACGTAAGTGCAAATTTTTATATCTGCCACTACACAATCAAAGCGTGGTTGCAAAATTAGATTGGATATAACGCCAGCTTCAGCAAGTAACTTTAGCTCTGCGTAGCGTTTAGCCTCTGCCTTAGACGCAAAGGTAATTCCATCTAGGGTTGTTTTAATGGCGTTGTATTTATGACGTTTCATTACTGTTTTTATGCTTTCTTATTATTGTTTACTGTTTGTTAAAAAAACTGCTTTCGCAAAACCTCGAGGTGTTGCAGAACGTATGTTCTTTGTTCTTTGTGACTTACCACCTGTTTTCCCTGCGATTGGTGAAAATTTATTTCCTTTTTTTATGTTTTTGCGGTTATAAATTATTGTTTTGTGATCTACTTTATTATGGTCTGGCATCTTAAATTGATTGCCAACCCACAAGCAGGTTTTCTTGCGGTAAGCATCCCTTGGCGGAATGATCTCAGGCCAACGTGGATGCACATCGTCCTCTGACAGGTAACCACCGAAGTCGCAAGGGTCAAACTTGTGATCAGGTTTACGCCACAACCTAGACAACGCACCAATGGGGTTCTCTATGTAGTAAGGGCAACCAAAGGCATCACCAACCATAGAACAGCGTTCAACGTGGCTGGCGGCTTCTGTCTGAAAGTTTGGATTAGCTTCGCCCTTCTTCTTCCACCACATTGCACCACTAACCGCCAGATCAGTACATGGGGGAAAAGCCGACATGAAAGAAACCTTGTTGTTGTGACGAGCGATAATCTTGAGCGATGTCTCAGGGTCATATAAGTCAGCGTGAATAAAAAAAATATTTCCACCACTGCCAAAGGTCTTAAAGTTTGATGGCTCTAACGTACCTATAGGACTTGGCTTGTGTTGAATGTCGTAAGCAAAACAATCATATCCATCCTCTGCCCACGGACGCAAAGCCTCGCCAGTAAAGTCGTAAAGTGAAACAACCTGGCGTTTCATTATTGCCTACCAAATACATCAGGGCGTAGCTTGTGGCGTGATATGCCTGTTATAGCCTCAACCGCTATGCACCTATCTGCTGGTATTCTTTTCCAACCAGACACGGAAGGTTGAGATATTTTTAATAAGTCTGCAAGTGCTTTCGCACCGCCAGCTTGTTTCAAGGCTTTAGCCGTTATTTCATTTCTTTTTATCATTATCTAAGCATAATGGATAAAAAAAGTATAGGCAAGTCCTTTTTTTCTTGCAATAGGTTTTTAGATGTGCATAATCAACATTAGGAAACAAAAACGAGGAACACGATTATGACACTTTCAGAAGCCAAAAAAATAGCCACCGAAAATGGAAACTACATTGGACGGCTGACCAGCAATAAAGACAGCCAAGGGGAATATACCATTTACAACGATGGGGCAATCATCGCACAGGGATATGGGGCTAATGCCACAGAGGTTAAAATAGACGCTCTTATAAACCTCTACCCCCGCTAACCAAACTTGGGGGGCTTCGGCTCCCCCACCAATCAAACGAGGAACAAACACATGACTGAAAAGAAAATGACGATCCATGAAGCCTTCTGCGCTGCACAATTAAAAATAGGTGGCGCAAGGAAAACCGCAACCAACCCACATTTCAAAAGTAAGTACGCTGATCTTAAAGAGTGCTTCAACGCTTGTAGCGACATTCTTAATGAGTATGGCATACACATCAGCCAGCCAACTATGCAAGAGGGTGACTTGTTTGTAATACGCACAATTCTGACGCACACAAGTGGCGAGGCTATGCAGGACTTTGGTGTGCCTATTGTTGGATGGCAAGGGGCTAAAAACCCAGCGCAAGCATTTGGGTCAGGTCAGACTTATGCAAGGCGGTATGGCTTATGTGGCATGGTTGGCATTGCGCCAGAAGATGACGATGGCGAAAGCCTGACACAAGACAAGCCACAGGCAACTAAGATAACGCAAGATCAGGTTGATGCGTTAACTGAATTAGCAAACGATGTTGATGCTGACCTTGGCAAGTTTTGCAAATACCTTGGCGTAAAAAGTTTTAACGAAATAGACAGCCGCCAGTTTGAAACTGCTAAAGCAGCCCTAGAAAAAAAGAGGGCTGTATAATGGAGCAGGGAACAGAAGAGTGGTTCAAGGCTCGTTTAGGCAAGGTCACTGCTTCAAGGGTGGCTGATGTAGTAGCCAAGACAAAATCAGGCTGGGGTGCTAGTAGAGCTAATTATGAGGCGCAATTAATTGCTGAAATCTTGACAGGCACTGTTGCCGATAGCTACACAAACGCAGCTATGCAACACGGCACAGAGACAGAGCCAAAAGCTAGAGCAGCTTATGAGTTTCTGCATGATGTTGATGTTGAGTTAATTGGTTTTGTCGATCACCCCACGATTGCACAAACAGGTGCAAGCCCAGATGGGATAGTTGGTAAGGGTATGCTAGAAATTAAATGCCCACAGCCAGCAACTCATATTGACACGTTACTTAAAGAGAAAGTGCCAAAAAAATACATCACACAGATGCAATGGCAAATGGCCTGTTGCGAAAAAGAGTGGTGCGATTTTATGTCATATGATGACAGGCTGCCTGTTAATCTAAATACTTTTATCTGCCGCATTGAGCGTGATGACAAATTGATTGACGAGCTTCAAACAGAAGTGCAAATATTCTTGGATGAAATGAACGAGAAAATTGAGAGGCTACAAAACCTTGAACCCGATAATCGAGTATCTGAGAATAGCATCGCATGAACAGGAAAACACGCAACTGGCTAGTTTGATGTTGGCAGCATCTAATGTCATAGAGCGACAAGAACTAAAAATCGAGGAACAAGAAAATGAGATTGTGCAGATACCACACAAAGGATTTTGCAGTTAAGACAAGGGGCTGTCCTCGCAGCGTTTCCACCTTGTCTGAGGCTCACCAAGGTTGCCCCCCTACTCCCACGCAACCTTGGTGGGTGCTTCTTAGGAGACAAAAATGATGATACCCAAAGGCGTAAAGCCCAAGCGCATCAAGCCAAAACGCACCAGCAATAAGAAACATCTTGAATGGGTTGCTACTTTGCCATGCTGCATCTGTGGTAAGTTTGGTGTTCAAGTGCATCACCTGTTAAGGGCTGATCCAAAGCGAGGTGCAGGGCGCAAGGCTGGGGACGAGTTTGTAATTCCGCTATGCCATCATCATCACCAGGGCCTGCACTTGTGCGGTGGCGAAGGTTTTTATTTAGGCCAGCATGGAATAGATGGTGTGGCCCTAGCAGCTAAACTTTGGAGATCAAGCAATGTCCGATAAGATTTACATACGAGAGGAACGGCAACGCAACCATGCACTCGACACAATAAAGGCGTTAGACATAGCCACTGTCTACGAGGTAACGATCAAGCCTTATAAGCGCAACAGAAGCCTTGAACAAAACAGCTTAATGTGGAAGTGGTACAGCATTATCGCTGATGACCTTGGCTATACGACAGAGGAAATCCACGAAGAATTTATGCGAAAATTATTGATTCCAATTACTATGCAGACTCCCTCTGGCTTAGTTGAGGTCTACAGCACCAAAAAGTTAAAGGTGAAAGAAATGACGGCCTATCTGGAAGGCATAGAACGTACAGCTACAGAGATGGGAATAGCTTTGCCAAGGCCATATGATAATAATTACATTTAATTAATAATAGGGCTTGCCTATATCATAGAAATATGGCAATATAATAGGACGAACAGCGAAACACATCTAAAGGGAACTTAGATAATGGCTACTCAAAAAATTAATGACTACGCAATTGAAGAAATCATTAAGGCTGCCATCGACAAAGACGAATTTGTTTCATGGGTAGCAAATGAGTGGCGAGAAGGTTGCTGCCAATCAGTCTGCAACGAAGAAGAAATAGACGATGGCCTCCACTACCACCACGCAAAAGTTGCCATTAACCAGCAGCACCCTGAAATTATCGCTGAATATCTTAACCGCTAAATAAAACGAGGAACTTGATTATGAGAGAATTAAAAGAAATGGAAATTGCAGTAAACGATTTTAACGAAGCCATTGATTCTGTAGTTACTACGATGCGAGATAGGGCTAGTAGTGCTATGAGTTTACCAGAACACGGCTCACCAGAGGACAGAGGATCAGCAGACGCCTATTATCAAAGCCCTCGTAGCCCACATTACTGGCAAGGGCCGCCATTGGGTGGAATTAGAGTGCCAGCGTCTATGATGACACAAGCCCAGATTGATGCCTACAATGAGGCATACGATAACGAGGATGATAGGAAAGATTACGGATGATTAAGATGTACCACAGATTAACACGCAAGCTACGGATATGGATTAGACACAGACAGGAGTGGGTTTGAATGTATTACTGTATGGAGACTTTTAATAACACTGCTATATGTCATGGTGGATTTAGCCATGAGTTTGCAGCTTATGCCAAGCGTAAAAGGTTAAAGAAGCTAGACCCATACCGCCAGATAGAAATTGTTAAGAGCAATGGCTAGGGCCACTAAAGAGGATGGGTTAGGCTGGCCCACGCATATTAAAGGAAACGCAAAACAGCGTGAGGCCAGTATAGCTAAGAAGATGAAAGGGCAGCAGTTTGAAGACGTTGTTTTAAAAGGTGACAGCAAAGTAATTAACTGGAGCTTGATTAGGAAATTTAAACGCACACATGAATAGTTTATATTATAGCTTGGTTATTTTTTTTGATGGGTATGTTGAACTATTCCAAACCTATCCATCTTTGGAGATTTGCACTAAAGCAGCGATAGCATTGGGGCATGGTGCTGTGTGCATTGAGTTGAGTTTGTTGCAAGATTTGGGAAATAATTAAATGAAAAAACTGGTAGGCATTTGGTATCTTTATGACGATGGTAGTCGTGAATACGACAGTAACGTAGACAACATTACAGTCTTCTCGCTATCAAAATGGTTTACGGATTTAATCAGACGTAAGAAACAAAGCCCTTTCGGCAACCCTTCTCCTGACCAGCCCAGCTAACACTTGCCCAGCAGCCTTCCGCCATTTGGGGAACTCATCTGCTGCACCCTCTACGTCACCACGATTTAATTTCATTCTTAACGTAGAATTTTGCACGTTACCGCTACCTACGTTGAACCCCCAGCTACAGATCGCTGAGAACTGATTGACAGTCAAAGGTGTTTTGATAAGGCGTCTAATTGCGCCTTCAATGTGATGCACTTCTTGTCTGAGCAAAGCCTCACCTTGCTCTTTTGTGATGCTAGGATGGTCAGCGGTGACAGGATGTCCGTTAATATCCCAGGTTGAGCCGTAGGCGATAGTCCACCTGTTAGCTGGGCAAAGATACGGATCAGAAGACCAACCTTCAAAAGACTTGATTATTTCCAAGCCAGCCTTGTTGATGTTCACGTTTGCTGTTTCCTAGCCATAGTCCTACTACCGAACCAGAACGACACTACAGCAGCCCAGATAGCTTGAAATTCATCATTCCAGATCATCTTAAATTGTTCCATTGTCATCCAATCCATGCTGACACACAGCGTTAAAACACCAAACTCTAACGCCAAGGCATACGTCAAAACAGGACGCACAGAGGCAGCTAAGTTCACGCACCAAGGGCTTGCTTTTGATTGTAGCTTTGCATCGTGCTTTAGTAACGCCTCACTCTCACGAATGTCAGCTTCAACATGGGTCATTTGCAACTTCTGCGCTCCTAGCACCTTCTGGTTCTCTAGTTGCTTGTCCATGAGGCGCAGCTCATGTGCTTTGTCCTGTTTGTCTTGAAAGAAGTCCATAACTTTTGGCAGAAAGCTAGTGCCAAAACCTAAGACTGATCCTAATAAACTAAGCATAATATTCTCCTATCGTCCCCAGATAAATGACCACAAATGGCTATCTGCCTTTGCAATCCAATGGTGAATTTTTCTGACAATAAATGATTTTCTAAGATAATTTCTTACAATTTGTTTTTCTTTTTTCTTTTGCATAACAAAATCTTTAAACCCTTCTTCTGTTGGATGCTTTGGGCTTACGCCCACACCAAACACATACTTGTGATAAGCATCTTCATAATTTTTCATAACTCTAAACTTTTATTTTCTAACCAATTTAACTCTTTAAAATTTCTGCCTGATGATACTAAACAGGATATTTCATTTTGTACGCCTGTATGCACTATGGTGAACGTCTTGGCCTTACTAACAAAAACAGTTAACACAATGCTAGTTCCGAAAACCCCTGTATATTTTGGGACTTCGTTATGGGTTGAAGCAAGGAAACGAATTACATCTGACGCAGGGGCGCACCTCAAAACAGGCTGCGTTATAATAGTTGGTTGTACTG